AAACAGGGTAACAGAAGAAGAAGTAATCGCAATTATGGACACATCTTTAACAGAAGGTGACGTTACTCCATTTTTGACAAGTGCAAATGCTTTTGTAACAGCTTCTTTAGGTAGTTCTTTATTATCAGAATCTATTTTAAAAGAAATAGAAAGGTGGATAACAGCACATATGATAGCCTCTACAAAAGAAAGGCAAGCAAAAGAAGAAGAAGCTGGAGGAGCTAAAATTAAATATGCTGGATATTGGGGAGCTGGTTTATTAGGAACAAGTTATGGACAAATGGCTGTGGCATTAGATACCACTGGAGTTCTTTTATTGGTAACTGAAGGAAGAAGGTTTGCATGGACAAAATCTATTCCACAATTTGAAAACTAAATAAAATGGCACTTAAAGGAAAATATTGTCCTAATTGTGATACGATAAAATCAGTAGATGAATTTTATGATCGTTTAAATATCAAAAATGGAAAACGTTCTTATTGTAAATTTTGTATGTCTAAAATGACAAAAGAAACAAAACAAACTAAAATAGGATTAATTAATACAATATATAGAACAGAAATAGAGAATTCAATAAAAAGAGGTTACAAATTACCAAAATATAATTTACAAGAATTACAAGTATGGGCATTAAGTCAAGATATATTTCATAAACTTTATAATAAATGGATTAAATCTGGATTTGCTACACAAAATCGTCCTTCATTTGATAGAACGAATGATTATAAAAGATATAATTTAAAAAGGTTACAAATAGTTACTTGGGAGGAAAATAGGGAAAAATATAATCAAGATAGAATTAATGGAGTAAATACTAAAAATTCTAAAAGTGTTATATCTATTAATAAAAAAACAGGAAAAGAACAAAGTTATTATTCTATTAATCAAGCTATTAGAGAAACAGGAGTAGATGGTAGTGATATTGTAAATTGTTGTAAAGGACTTAAACATAGAAAAAGTGCAGGAGGTTTTGTGTGGAAATATAGTTAAATTTAGAAAAGGAGGACAAAATGACTTTAAAAGGAATTGAGAAGGTTGAAGCAAGATTTTGTGTTCAAATTGCTGTATATTGGGGAACTCCTGTAAATGATGGATTTGGTGGATTTACATTTGCTGAACCTATTGAATTAAAACCTCCTAATGGTGTACGTTGGGAAGAAAAAACAGAAGTGGATATTGGTTGGTTTTCTTCTGGATTTCCTGCTAATGTATTATTATCAAAAGCATCAGTTATGGTAACACAAGATCTTGACTTAAATGGATTTTTATATTTAGGAAGTTTAGATGATTTAGATGAGGAAAACCTGGTCAATCCTTTAACAAAAAAAGGAGCGTATGTAATCCATAGATTTGATAAAATTCCTATGGTACGCAAAACAGATGAATTTGTAAGAATTGCTTGGTTATATGATCAAGGAAAATAAAAAGTTATGGCTATATACACAAGAGCACCTAATGGATTGAGGATGGTAAATGGAATGTATTCCATGAATACCAGACGTGGTATCTCTATGAGAATTATAGGCACAAAAAATGTACAAGAAGCATTAAATAAAAAATTAGCTCAAATTAAAGGAGCTTCTATTTCTGGTTTATTAAAAGCCGCTGCATTTCTTAGAGAAGATATGGACAGAACTCCTCCTTTGATTCCTGTTGATACAGGAAATATGAGAGCAAGATACAGGACTTATCCTGTACCGGAAATAAATACAAATAAAGTTACTGTAATAGCAGGATGGCCAGCAGTATCCAAAGATGAATATGCTCCGTATGTACATGAAATGACACAACCACCATATGAAAATGAAATTAATTGGTCACGACCAGGTTCAGGACCAAAGTTTTTTGAAGCAGCGGTAAAAAGGAATACAAATAATTTTGTACAAATAGTTGCAAATAATGTAAAACCAGTTATATGAAATCACTATCAGAAGATATAAAAGATATGTTGGAAAATACAGAATCATCGGAAAGTAGTGGTGAATTTTCCTTTTTTCCTATATATGTTGGGAAGGAACCCGCTGAACCGTCTCAAACAATTACATTATTTGAGACACCTGGATTTGCTCCTCAACTTACAATGGATAGAAATGAAAAATACGAATACCCATCTTTACAAATAAGAATAAGATCTAACAAATTTCAAGATGGGTGGGAACAAGCAGAAAAAATAAAAGATTCACTTCATGGTCGGGCAAATGAGACATGGGATGAAACTTATTATAGTTTGATTCGTTGTTCAAATGGTCCTTATCTATTGGATTATGACAAGAATCAAAGAGTTCGATTTATTATTAATTTTGATTGCCAGAGACGGTAATCGTAAAGAAAAAGGAGATTTTAATTATGAGTAGTAAAGCAATTGCTGGTGTAGGAACATCGTTTCGTAGATGGAATCCTGATACTGGTGTATGGGACAAGATTGCGGAAGTTAATTCCATATCTGGTCCAACCATGTCAAGGGATTTTATTGATGTCACATCTTTGGATTCAACAGGTGGATATCGAGAGTTTATTGCAGGATTTCGTGATGGTGGAACTGTAAGTTTGACCATGAACTTTACGCGTGCAACGTATGATTTAATGAAGGGTGACTTTGAAGATGATGAAGCGAAGAATTATGAAATTTTTCTTCCGGATAATGAAGAAACTTCATTTGAATTTTCTGGACTTGTTACAGAGTTACCATTAGAAATTCCAACAGATGATAAAGTAACTACGAATGTTACTATTAAAGTCGTTGGTCAGGTTGTTGTTAATTCAGGTTCCGGTTCTTCCGGAGTTTAAAAATTTTGCTAATCAAGCATTTTTATTTTATATATAAATTTTAAAAAATTAATCAGAATGAAAAATTCAAGTATGTTATTAACAAGAGAAGCTCTTTTACAAAGAAACTCTTTAATCATTGAAAAAGTGGAATTGTTCAAGGGTCATGTATTTGTTCGTGAAATGACCGGACACGAAAAGGATGTATGGGAACAATCCTTATTGAAACAAAAACCAAATGATGACAAAACCAAACAGATAGAGTATGAAACTTCGTTAGAAGATTTTCGTGCTAAATTGGCTGTTGTAACAGTATGTGATGCTGAAGGAAATTTGTTGTTTCAACCAGAGGATGCTAAGACACTTAATAGTGTAATAAAAGCAAAGGATATTGAAAAAATTGTTGAAGTAGCTCAAAAGTTAAATGCTGTTACTGAAAAAGATAAAGATAATATCCTAAAAAACTCAGAAGCAGACAAGGAAAACTCTTCCAGTTCCGACTCTGCCGTGATTTAGGAATATCTCATCCAGATAAGTTGATGGATATGCTTACAGCAAAACAAATTGCTGAATGGGAGGTTTTTAGTAGTATAGATCCATCACCAGAACAAAAAAAGGATTTCAGATTAGCTTATTTACTAATGACAATAAATAATTTGTTTGTTTGGGCTCATGGTAAAAAAGGTTCTAAAATGAGTAAGATAAGTGAATTTTTACTTGATTGGGATCCTCCAAAAGAAAAAGGAACAAAGGTACAAAGTGTTGAAGAAATAAAAGGTTTTCTTTTAGGTTTTGCTAAAAAACAAAACACAAGAATTAGAAGTAAAACAAACAAAATCGCAACAAAAAATGAGTAGTTTATTAGGTTCATTAACCGTATTGATATCAGCCAGTACAGTTGGATTTGCAAAAGCGGCAAGGGACATAAGAATGATAGATAGGGCAGTAACCGCTTCTACAACTGGAATGGCTGGAGGGGTTGCTGCTACTGGTGTTGCTGTACGCAAAACAGGAGAAGCTTCGGCACAGGCTGCGGCTAATACTGCTGCGGCTGCAAGACAAGCCAATGCCTCTTTAATGTCTGTTGGAAGGACAATGACACAATTCATCACTTTACCATTAGGCATATTAGGAATTGTGGCAGCAAAGACTTTTTCTGATTTTGAATATAGTCTTGCAAAGATTACTGGTTTGGTTGGAATTGCTTCTGATATGACTGCTCGGTGGGGAGAACAAGTTCTAAAGATGTCTGCTAATGTCGGTAAAGGACCAACTGAGTTAGCAGACGCTTTATATTTTATTACCTCTTCTGGTTTTAAAACTTCAGAATCTTTAGATATATTAAATATATCCGCAAAAGCTGCCGCTTCTGGATTAGGAGAGACAAAAGTTGTTGCAAATGTTGTTACGTCTGCTTTAAATGCTTATAAACAATCCAATTTAGACGCCGCAAAAGCGACTGATATTTTGGTTAATACTGTTAGAGAAGGAAAAGGAGAAGCAGATCAAATGGTTGCTTCAATGGGTGTTATACTTCCCATATCATCTAAATTAGGAGTATCATTTGATCAAGTAGGTGCGGCGATGGCGGCAATGACAAGAACAGGTTCAACAGCACAAACGTCTGCAGTACAATTACGTCAAATCTTATTTACATTATTAAAGCCAGCCCATCACACTACTGAGGCTTTAAAAGCAATGGGAACAAGTTCAGCCGAATTAAGAAAGACATTGCGAGATGATGGTTTACTTGCTGTTTTGATGAAAGTTAAAAATCTTATTGATACTTTTGGTGAAGAAACAGCAGGAGAGATTTTTCCAAATATAAGGGCATTATCTGGTACATTAGAACTTATTGGAGAGAATTTAGAAGACAATAAGAAGATATTTGAAAGTTTAGCTAATTCAGCAGGAATGGCTGATGCAGCATTTGAAGCTGTGGCGGATACATATAAGTTTAAAGTACGAGCAGCATTGGCAGAAGGAAGTGTAATGATGGTTCGTTTTGGAGAAGGCATTGCAAGAGTATTAATTCCTGTTTTAGAAAATTTACAAGGAGCATTTAAAAATGTTGGAAACTGGTTTAATAATTTATCAGATTCAACACAAAATTTTATTGTAAAGACAGCAGGATTAGTAGTTGCGGTTGGTCCTGTTTTAGCTTTAGTTTCTGCTTTTAGAAGTATGTATGCTTTAGTAACAGCGGCAAAGATTTTTACGGCAGCAACAATGGCACAAACGGCAGCCACAGAAGCACAGACAGCAGCCAGTGAAAAGCAAATTGTTCCTATGACACAGGCTACTAATTCTGCATTTAGAAAAGCATTGGCAGATAATAAAGCAGCAATAGCAGCCGAAAGATTGTCAGCAGTACAAGGAGTTCAAGTAGCTACAACACAACAAGCAGCAACTGCTCAAGTAAGAGCAGAAATGGCATCTTTTAAATATGCTAAAGCTCAAATGGCCGCTGGAGAAGCAACTGCTTTTGCTTCAAGGACACAACAATTTGCAACAAAAATACAAGCATCTCATGCAATGGCAGTGGCAAATGCTCAAATAATTGCTAAAAAAGCAGCAGATGCAGCCATTATTGCTTCAACAAAAGCAGCAGCGGCACAAAAAATATTCTTAAAAACACAAAGTGCTGGAGCAATTACAACTCAAGCATTATATAAAGCTCAACTCGTTTCTGCTGAAGCAAGTGCTTTGGCAAAACAGAAATTAACAATTGCTCAAAAAGCAGAAACATTATCAACAGAAGCATCTCTTCTTGCTAAACAAGCTGAATTAGCAGCTACAAATGCCTCTTTAAAAGCGAAAGATGCAGAAGCAGTAATGTCTTATAAACAAAGAAGAGCAACTGCTTTGGCAGCGGCAGCAGCAAGGGCAGAAGCAGTTGCTATGGAAGCTTCTGCTATGGCAACGATTGCAGCAACGAAAGCAAAGAGTTCATTTATTGCTGCAACCGAAGCTTCTTTGTTATTTGGTAAACAAGTTACTGCCAATATATTAATGGAGGGAATGGCTCTTCAAACAGTTGCAGCACAATCTCAATCTGCTATAATAGCAATGAATGGAGTAAATGTATCTACTGTTTCTGCTTCAAAAGCAGCATTAATGAATGCAAGAGCTCAGGCAAGACAGGCTGCTGCAACAAGAATGGCAACAGCAGCACTGGAAGCTCAAGCAGCAGTAACAAAACAAGCTACTATTGCAAGTGGAACATTTACAGCCTATTCCGGAGGTTCATTATTAATGGCAAAAAATGCTCAATTTGCAGCAAAAGCAATGCTTGTTCAAAATGTAGCAATGGTAGGTGCAGATGTGACAATAAAAAAGATGATACCAAAAGTAGGATTATTAAGTAGAGCTTTTACTGCTCTTGGTGCATCAATGGTAGCAAATCCTTGGACATGGGTAATCGGTGCTGGTATAGCAGTTTATGCCTTATATAAACATTTTACCAAATTAACAGAAGTACAAGAATTACAAAAGAAACTTATTGAAGATACAGCAGAAGCAACGGCAACAGAAACATCTCAACTTACATCTTATTTAGCAATAGCACAAAACGAGTATGTTTCTCGTACATTACGATTAGATGCTATCAAAAAGTTACAAGCAATATCACCAGCATATTTAAGTGGTATATCAGAAGAAACAATACGTACAGGACAAGCCAAAATTGCTATTGATGCTTATATCACCAGTTTGACTGAAAAGTATAGATTACAAGGGGCTCAACAGGCATTAATAGAATGGGAAAAAGAATATACCAAATCTGTTTTGGATGGTAATAATAAACGAGTAGATGCTTGGCAAAAGGCACAAATTATTTATAGCAAAGGATTAAAAGCAATGCCAACATCTTTTGGTAATCCATTAGCAATGGGAACTGCTATATTAAAAGGGAAAAAGGAATGGGATAAAACAATTGCTGAAAAACAAAAAGAAAATGCTCAAAATGCTAAAGCAATATATGAAGAAGGAAAAAGAAATCTTCTTAATGAATTAGTCAATCGTAAAGCTGTTACAGAAAATATAGCAACACAATTCGATTTCTTACAAGGAAAAGTAAAAGAAACAATAACACAAGAAAAAGAATACCAAGGATTAATTGTAAAAGGAGGAAAAGATAGGGCAAATGCTATTGCTAAAATGGGAGAAGAGTATGCTGTACGTCTTCGTAAAGGAGGGAAAGGTAATTTAGAAGCAGATCTTATTAAAGAAATAGGAAAACAGCAACAAGATGTTTTAATTGCTACGGTTGTTGAATTAGAAGGTTTGTTAAATACAATGCAAGATGAAAAGAAAGCAATTGAAAAATCTTTAGGAGTTCTTAGTGGTAAAATGATAGGAAAAAATCAACCTGCTTATAATCCTATGGAAGGATTTACCAAAGGTGTTATTGCTCCTGTAATTAATTTACAATCATTGGAAAAAGTAAATACAATGATTGGGTCAACTCAAGCATTAATAAAAGGTACAAATTCTTTAATATTAGAACCTGATGTTAATTTAGAAGAAGCTTCATTTAGTTTGGTTAAGTTCAATAAAGATTTAAAAGATATATTTACAACGTTTGAAAGAGAAAGTAAATTATTTGGCGATTATGATATATTTTCTGAAAAAGTAAAGATGCTTGAAAAAGCATTGAAAGATGTTGCAGCGGCAAAAGATGTCAATATTAATAGTGAATGGGTTCAACAACTTGTTACAGATTATAACGCCACAAAAGTTTTAGTAGCTGGATTAAAAGAAATGGAAGAGGTTGGCGGACGTTCTGTTACTCAATTTGAAGCACAACTTGAAGCTGAATATCAAGCACAACAAGCAACAGATGATTTAGCATCCTCATTAATGAATGCTGAAGTTCTTTTATCTACTTGGGATTTGTCAATGCAGGGAATGACAAACAGTACTTATGATGCCGTTGCTGAGTTTGAAGAATTAGAAAAAATCATAAAAGAACTTGAAAAGAAAAAAGGGTTTTTGTCTAATACACCTATTTTTCAAGGAATGGTTTCTACAGGAGCTCCGATGGTTCCTCCAACTCCAATGTTTAAACCATCACAAAAAGCAAGATTTGAAACAGCCAAATCAGGTGCTTTTGATATGGATATGTCCAATGTATTGAAAGAAATGAACATCCAATTTGATACAGCTTTTAAAAAGTCAGAAGCATTAAAGGGTGTTTGGAATGGTTTAGATTCACAAATAAGTGTTCTTGAAAATAGTTTAAGTAGAGCATTAAATGTTGATTTAGTAAATGCTACTGATGAACAATTTAAAAAATGGGCTAAAACAATAAAAGATGTTACGGCTGAATTAGAAAAAGTTAGATTTTCTAACTCTTTAACTCAAATGACTATTGAATTAGAAAGGGCAAAGAAATTACATGAACAATTTGGGGATGGTTTTGATTATGTAAATGCCCAGATGCAGGCTTATGGAAGAGTAGTTGATGACGTATTTTCAGGAAAACTTATAGTATCTCCAGAAAATGTAGATTTAATAAACAAGATAATTGCTAAATTTAAAGAATTAGAACAAGGAACAATTGATTGGAGTAATGTTTTGTCACAAATATCTTCTGTATTTTCTTCATTAAAAAGTATATTTGATGAAGTGTTTGGAATGGACAATCCTATGTCTAAGTTTTTTGAAATAATAGGTAAAGGTGTTAATTTAGTATCTAATTTAATATCCGTATTTAAGACATTAAGTGATTTATCTGTTATTTTTAAATTAGCAAAAAATGCAGAGACTGCTTCTATCATTGCCAATGGGGTGGCGCAAGTGTCAGCCGCTACTGCCGGTGGTATAGCAAATACTGCATTATCTGCAACAGAAGCCGGTTTGGCTGTTTCTGGTGCGGTTGCAGCAGGTGCTTGGGTTCCATTTCCAGGAAACATTGCTGCTATATCAGCAGGAATTGCTGCCGTAATGACTGGTCTTGGAACAATTCCAATAGCTATGGGAATGACTGCTCTTGGGTTAAAAGAAGGAGGTCTTATACCTGGAGGATATCCAAACGACACTTTTCCTGCAATGTTATCATCTGGTGAATTGGTTATACCAGAAGACAGGGCAAAGGAAGTTTTGAATGTTTTGAATTCTATAACAAAAGCAAAGGGACAGGCAAATAATTTTGTTAATAAAAATAATAACTTTGAAAAGGTTCTACATGATACAAAAACAACAGAATTACCAAAAATGAAATTAGGAGGAACAATACCTCAAGGATATCCAAATGATTCTTATCCTGCTTGGTTATCTTCTGGTGAAAGAATACTTCCTCCTAAAGAATATGAAAAATTAGAAAGGGCACCTATTGATTTAAACATAACAATAGAGGGGAAAACAAGAGGTACTGATTTGCATTATATTGTAAAAGAAGTGGAACGTAAATATAAAAATTCGCATTAAATAATGATAACTCAACGATTTTATCATAGGTATAAAGATATTTTAGAAAAAGAATATTTATTAGAAATATACATAGTAGATTATGTAGAATACTATTCCTATGAAATAATAAATAGTGATGGTGAGAATCCAGTTTCTTATTCTTATGCAGGGATGTCTAAAAATGAATGGGATTCAGTTTACATTCAAGGAATGAGTTTACAATTCAAATGTGTTTTCCCAATTGACATGGCAGATGAAGTTGAAGGGTTGATTTCAAGTTCTTATAAACAATGGAGGGTAAAATATAGTACAGGAGGAAATACTCTTTTTCTTGGGTTTTTGAAACCAGAAAATATGACAAAGCGTTTTGAAAAACAACCTTCATATTTTGAAATAGAAATTACAGCCTCAGATGGGTTGGCAGAATTGAAAGAAATTAATTTTTATCAACCTTATGAAGAACCTCAAACAGGGGCTTTATTATTACTTCAATCTATAAAATTTGCATTAACTCCAATACAGTTAGAACTTCCTTTTAAGATACAGGTTAATACTTATGAAGCAATTTTTCAAAATACAGTTTCTCCTACCTGTGTTTTTATGAAAGCATTAACCAGAGTTAATAAATTTTATAATTTTAATGAAAGTGAAGATAAAACAAAAATAACTTCAAAAAAATGTTGGGATGTATTAGAGATGATGTTGAAATCATTTAATGCAAAATTATTTCAATATAATGGTTTCTATTGTATTGTAAATCATTTAGAATTAGCCAGTTTTGAGTATTTGTATAGTTGGGAATTAACCTTAACTTCAAGAACTGCAATTGATCCTGTAATTGATTTATCTGATTATTTGTATATTCCTTATGTTGAACAACAAAAGATACATCCTCTTAAATCCATTTTAACAATAATAACAGGAGAGGGAAGTAGTTCAAGCGTAGATGATTATGGAGGAACCGATTTTACAGATTGGTTAAATGTTTGGATGTTTTCAGATGATTCAGGGGCAAGATGGCAATATCATACTCAACAACCAAGTGGTAATCTTTTGTGTGTTGTTGTTAATACAAATCAACCTTGGATGAGGTTATTATCTGATATATCAATAACGAAAAAAACAGATAATAGAGAGTATATACGTTTTTCAGGTAAATTCAGACTGACTCTTTGGGATTCTTATGTTGGATTATTTACACATGGAAAATTAGAAGATTTAGATATAAAAATAAGAATGGGACGAAGTGGGATTTGGGGTGAGTATAGAAGTTTAGGAACACCTCAAGTTATATCTGATACAAATGAAGCTTGGATTGGATTTAATACACAGGCAGATTCTTTATTTGAAATTCGTGGAGATGGAACGTATAATGTTGAATTTTTAATTGATTCTTTAAAAGGGTCTAAACATTTTGATAGCTTAACTATCGAGCTTGCTGATTTTAAAGTTGAACAAATTACAGGTATTGCAAATATTTCAAATCCAATTGAATTTAATATATCACAATCTTATTTTCAAATCAATACAGATGGTTATGAAGATATAGATCTTGAATTAAGTTTTTTAGATAGATCTTCTGTATATGATTCATCTGCTTTCTTCTTTGCAGATGGTGGAAGTTATACACCTTCTTCTTCTTGGAGAACATGGGGAAGAACTGAAGACATTAAAATTGTGGATTTAAGTTCTCGTTTGATTTTATTAAATCGAAGTGCATATAAAAATTTCTTACATGGTACTGTCCTTGATAGAGATGTTACATTTGATTTTAGGAATATTATAAAAATACAAGACAAGTATTATGCTATTGCGAGTTATGAAAGAAATTTTAAATATGAACATATTGAATTTGATTTAGTTGAATTAATAACAGGTTCTTTGGCAGGATACGATGAGATTGAGGATGTAACAAATAAAAGTGACTCTATACCTATTGTACAAGGCATTACTGAAAAATCAGCAGATATTAATATTGCATTTCAAGATAATCATGATTTTCAAGTTGGAGATGTAATACGATGTGAAGTTATAAATAATGAAGTTGTTTATTATTTGGCACTTGCTGATGTATTGGAACATTCTTATTCTATTGGAGTAGTGTCTGAAGTAATAGACGATCATGAATTTCAATATATTAGTGAGGGATTTTTACCACCAGAAGTTTTTAGTAATTACGTTCCAGGGACATATTATTTTTTATCTTCAACTGTTTTAGGTGGAATGGTTACTGTTGATAATTTAATTCCAGGTCAGATTGAACAATGTATTGGATTTGGTACTTCAAAAGGATTTAAAGTTGAAATTGATGCAAAGAATATATCAAATAGTCCTGATGCTTATGACTGGATAGATGGTACTTTTGAGGATATTGTGGCCGGTATCGCAAAGGATTATGTACTTGACCTAAAGGCACTGGTTGGTTACATCATCGACAGCGCAGTTTTTCAGGTAGATGCAGGAACTTTGACAGTAGCCATAAAAATAGGCACTACGGCAGTAACCGGATTAAGCGCCGTAGCCGTTGACACCGACATTGACGAAACAGCAGCCACGGCAGCCAATACAGTAGCCGCAGGAAACAAGGTAATTTTGGCAGTATCAACTACCTATACCGGAGCGCCAACTTTAATACACTTCAAACTAAATCTAACACGTACGTAATGCACAGGATATTACATATACCAAAACCGGTTAGCGGATTTACACCTGTTGGATATGGATTGCTTTTCAACTGGCATGCAGCATTATATTCAACAGGTGGCGCAAGTATAGCTCCAGCGGGATGGCATGTGCCAAGTCAGACTGAATGGCAAACTTTGATAGATAATTTAACAGGAAACACAACGAACGATAAAATTGCAAGTTTGCGAAGTACCGAAGTGACATTTCAACAATCCCCGCAAGGAACAAACACCACAGGATTTTCATTAAAAGGCAGCGGATATAGAGATATATTTGGCGGAACATTTAATCATATTACCAATATTGATTGGATTATAAGTACAACTTTTGCTTTTGATTACCTGGGGTATCATTATTATTATTTTATGAATGTTTCCCCAGTTGATTTAGAAGCAGACGCATTTAATCCAATGGCGCAAGGTTCCCCAATTCGCCTTATCAAAGACGATTCCACCGACCCCGGCAGCATGACCGATTTCGACGGCAATGTTTACCAAACTGTAAAAATCGGAGACCAGGTTTGGATGGCACAAAATTTAATAGTTACACATTTTAATGATGGCACAGTGATTCCATGGTACGGAGCGAATTCAGCCAACTATTTTACAAATGCAGAATGGGCCGCATTAACAATAGCCGGTTGCTGTGCTTATAACAATTTTGTCGCCAATGTAGCTCCGGGGTTTAGTTTTCCTGCTTAACAACTAAAAATTAGAAATAAAAAATTCTATTTAAACTTATTTAAGTAGAATGAGTTAATTAATATTTAATCACAATTTAAAAATTAAAGTTATGGATGGAAAAGTTTTTAGCAAGGAGAACAAAAAGTTCTTAGTTGATGTAGCGGATAAGGCTGTTAAATTGCCTTGGTACGCAGAAGCATTTGATGGACCAGGATTTACAGCAGTTATTAATTGGGTGGACAAGAATGGGGATAAAGTTATCCCCGATACACTTGATGTAGCAATTAATGAAATTGTAGATGCTGCTGAAGTAAAAGATTGGGCTTTAGCAGAAGAAAAAGCAGCAACAGCACTTAATTTGGTGATCAACATTCCATTATTGGAAGAAGAACAAGAACAACAAGTTCTTGTTGATGCTGTTAGATTAGTAATTCAAATTGTTAGAAGTTGGATTGCAAGTAAAAAGAAAAAGGAATAATTATTCTTTAATTGTTTTCTTCAAAGTTTTAATTGGTTAATAATGTGAAAGGGCGGGTTTTTTGTTTCCCGCCCTTTCTTTTTGTTTTATGTTAAAAGTAAGCAAATAACATGTAACTAACAAAAACATTAAAATTTAAGTGCTGACAATACATGACAATACAGTACAAACAAATTTTAACGTCCCCATTGTGCAAATGTCCAATAATAATGTTGTTTCATTGGTTTGTTTTTCTTTGTCGGAAACTTACCATATTTTCCTTTTTGTGCAAACGACAAATATTCTTTGTGTGAAGAACATGCTGAAGTGATTAAACTCAACAGCAAAATCAATATTAATACTTTTTTCATTTTATTTATAATTTATAAATGTCCTGTATTTAGTACATTTTTAATTGAATTTTCTATTGCCCTGTATAATTTGTATTCTTTAAGTTTTAATTTTAAAACTTTTGAATCTGCTAATTCAGGAAATTTACGCATTAAATAACGTTCACGACTTGGAAATAGTTTTGTGTCCATTTCAAATTAGTTTAATTTTTAATCATTCTTTAAACCAAATATTTTTATAAGTAATCTTTTAAACCAATTTTCTTTTTTGTTTACAGTTTCTACCTTTACTTTTACTTTGGATAGTGCTGCTACGGTTCTATCTACTTCAATCATAGCAGCCTGTAAATCACCAATAGTTTTGTCCATTTTACCTACTGCTCTTCCAAATTGAGCAAAAGCATTTGCTATTTCCTGTGTGTTGACTTTTAATTTAAAATTAGATTCTAATTTTGCCATTTTATTTATTATTTATTAAAGATACACCAAATACAAACAACCAACAAAGTCCAATAGAAGATAACCATGCCAAAGTGGAAACAATAAATCCATAAGTAATTCCAGTTGCAATATATAAAAATGCAATAATGGCTATTATTATAAAATATCCTAATATTTTTTTCATGATAAGTCTTCTATTACTTCAATTGAAACCACTTTTCTTAATTTCTTATTTTTATTTTCTTGATACCAACCCATATTTGGTAATAGGGAAGCTGGAGAAACACCTAAAGCAAATGCAATATCATAAAGTTTTGATAAATTTATTGCTTGTCTTCCTGATTCCATATTAGCGATGGAACACCTGTTCATTTTTACTTCTTTGGCAAGTTTTTCTTGGGTCATGTTTTTATCTGTACGAATTTGTTCTATTGTCGTTCCTACTTTTAAATTAATAATTTTGTAGTCTATTTGTGTTTTCATAATTTATTTTTTTAATTTTTTAAGAGTTCTTTTTTTAGGTAATTTTTATTTGTTTTTTTTCTTTTCTATTGTTGCTTTTTTGGTAGTACCTGTCAGATGAAAAGAATAACTTTCTGTTGAAGTATCACAATCACTTCTAATTGTCATTCTGTTTCCCCAAGGATTAAGGTCAGGTATTGTGGTTTGTTCATCCGGACTCATTTCTATTCTTTTAAACGTATTCTTTTCACTTTTTGTAATTCTTGTAAACCAAGAACGTTTATTTTATGTTGAATAGCATTTTCTATTTCAAGTTTTGCCTCATGTATAACGACGTCCATATCTTCTTGAAAACATTCTAAAAAATAAGGAATATTTTGTTCTACTTCTGTAGTTAACCATTCTAAATGATTAGATAATGAATGTACGTCTTTTTTTGATAATGTTTTCTTTTTAACTAATGTGGTTGCTTGTTTCTGTTTTTCACGAATAGTATTTGCAAACATAGTCATTCTATCCTTGAATTTTCTGTGAACAAATTCTTTTCTACTTTCTTGGGTTGCCATTTTTTCTACAGATTTTCTGTCCACCATTTCAATCGTACAGCATGTTCCATTACCTCGATTTAAAGAAGTTATCATTTCAGCAAATTGTCCACTTGACATTCTTAATTTTATTAACGGAAGTCCATGTGTATAATGCCAATCTTTTGTAAGTTCTCGTTCCATTTCAGATTGATAAACTTCTAATGTGATATAATTATTTTGTGGTAGTTCTGAACCATAAAAATTAGGTCCGTTACCGCCAGAGGAAACTCTACCAATATAAATTTGCCCAAAACTTGGATGAGTATATCTTTCTTTTTCCATTTTTATTTTTTAATTTTTTGTCATTTTACGTTGTTATAATTGTTCCTTAATAATATATCTCTTGCCTCTATCATTTTTGATATATTAATGAATCCACATATTGGTTCTATTTTTACAAAATTATCTTTTTGAAAACATAAAATACCAGAATCATCATCATCTAAAATAACATAGTTTATACTTTCATTAGGTCTTGCTTGTTGAATGTTTAATAATGCTTGATAAATTTCAAGACCACGTGGTACTGATAGAAAAGAATACGCCTTTTCAAATCTAATAATTGGTGCTTCACCAATAATATCTGCTTTAACTTTGTTTCGTTGAAATATTCCTATAATTTCAAATATATGATGTTGTTTACGCCAATCAGATGTTATTATAATTTTGGCATTGGTTAAATCAGTTAATTCATTAAGAAGTTGAACTGAATCTGGATTAAACATATCCCAAGTAAGGGATTCTGGTCCATTATGGAAATAGTTCTCACTATTCATAACACCATCAATGTCCAGAAAAATAATATTAATATTAGCTTTTATCATATTTGTTCTTTAGTTTTTCCACAAGTTGTACAAAAACCATCTTTATCAAAATTATGTTTGCCTGTGCTAAAACCACCCTCCCAATCTGGATAAACACAATCTTCTATTTGACAAGTTTTTTTCATTTGTTTTTTAGTTACTATGGGCATACAACTTCTTGGTTTCTTTATTTCTTTTATGATGTTCTCAATTTTAACATCTTTAATTGGTGTCCATTTCATTTAATCGTTTTAAGGTTTTAAATCCTCTTCATTTATATTACCAGTCATTAAACCTAATAACGTTTCTGCTACTTCTAATTCTGTTTCATCATATTTAACGGAACAAATTGTACCAGCTTCATCAATCCATTCAATTTCGATTTTTACATATTTTGGTCGTATCATTATTTTCTAATTTTGTATTACTTTACTTATTCCATTTTTAATGCGTACTTTAAATATTTTATCAGCATAAGATGCTAATACAGGAGAATGAGTTGTAATGATAAATTGGATTCCTAATTTATTAGAAATTTGTTTTATTATTTCAGAAACAGCTTCTTGATATTCTGCACTAACCCATTTCATTGGTTCATCAAGAACAATTGTATTTCTTGATTTTGCCATTTCCATACTCCAACAAGCTATTCGCAAAGCAAAAGATGCAACATCAAGAGTACCTCCTCCTGCTGCGTGTAAAGGTTTTATTCGTTTTCCATTTCTTTCAAACCATATATCACATTCTGTTTTATTTCTGCGTTCTACAAAATCTAAGACAAGTTTATATGGTTTAGGAAAAACACCTTCTAATGCAAGTGAGGCTATATCTGAAATATGAAATTGTAATTGTTTTTGAGTCATTAAACCAATTGTTTTCATTATTTCTCTTGCCTTTTCTGCATCATGTAGATAAATAGTATCTATACGTATTTTTTCATTTGTTTCTTCTATAAGGTTTTCAAGATGTTGTTTTTTCCCTTTTTGTTGCTCCAGCTTATTCCTTAGTTCTTGTAAGTTCATTTTGTAAATATTAAAAGTAAAGCACAGATTATTAAAAACAAGGAAGCAAAGATAGGCCAAAGTTTTGGTTCTTTTCTTTTAGCGTAAACTATTGCACATATTAAATTGACAATAGTTAATACTAAGACTAATATGGATAAAAATAATCTCATTTCATTCTTTTCTTATTACTTTTACTTCTTTTATTTCTAAATATGTATCTTTAAGAAATATTTGATATTTTTTCAAATCATAATTAACAGAACCTATTGAATGATATATGGTAGCATATGAAACCTTATTCTTCCATATTACTTCTTCCACATTATTTTCTTTATACGTTCTGAAATACTGATTTGTCAGTAAATCATATATTACATAATACTTATCTATTCTCATTCTATATCTTGTTCAAATAAATGAAATACAGCATTACCATTCATCATTAAGAATGTACCTAAGTATATTTTATCAGAACTTCTTTCAATAGGATGGCCTGTTCCATAAATGTAAAACCATCTTACTGTATTTCTTTTTTGTTCGGGATTAACCAAAGCCCAAATACAGGGATGTTTTTGTTGCACTTGCACACAAAGAATTTCAGTATCTTCTGGCATTTCTATTCCTTGTCTTTCAACAACTTCTAATTCAAATTTCCAAATTGTTCTCATATTTATTCTTTTTTATTATTTAATAACTTACCTTTGCATCTTCTGGTGTTATTGAACCAATTAATAATTCAAGTTTTTCAATACAAAGCTTTTGCAAAGGTTCACAAGCATTTATCTTTTTATCTGTAAGTAAAGTGTGAGTAATTGCAGTTATCAATTTAGCTTTTTCTTTATATTTCATTTATCAAATATTTAGTTTCATAAATAATTTTCTTCAATTTCATCCATTCCTTTTTCAATAGTTACAGAAATATTGTCTATTTCTTTTTGTAGTGTTTTTAATTTTTTCTCAGCTTCTTCCAATGTTTTACAACCATGTTCTAATAGTTGAGATAACAATGTTTTTCTTTGTCCTTGCAGTTGAAGTTTTTCTTCTTTTGCTTTATCAATGTCTTTTTTTAATTCTAATAAATCTTGTTCATTCATGTTTTTCTTGTTCTTTTTATAGGTTTTTTACTCCAATGATATTTTTTCCAGTTATCAAAAATCTCTTGTGTTGTAAAATGATTTTCTCTTAACATAAAATTCATTTTAAGTCCACACCAAGTTTTATCATTTATAATTCTAATATACCTTTCTCCAACGTATTCCATGAATTCAAAATAATCTTTTTCTTCCATTATTCTAAACTTTTAGATATTATTTTTTTTACATTCCCACGTATTCTATTATTTTGATAAAATAATTCAATGTTCTTTTCAACACTTAGTCCAATTTCAAAATCTGTTTTAAGATAAGAAATAAAAGCATCTATTCGTTCGTTACGTTTTTCTGTAGATTCAAGATGTGCTCTACTTATAACTCCTTCCTCTATTGGAATAAATACTTGTTCAACTGTATTTGTTTTAGCATACCAAAGAAAGACACAAGGGCGATGATTAATTTGTGCCGCTGTTGTTCTAAGCATACTTCCAGGATTAACAAGCAATCTACCATTATATTCTTCTGTAAATGTTTGATGATTGTCTCCTGTTAAAATTAAATCGAATTGTGGGTACTTTTGTAATATTGTTTTTGCGGTAGGTCCTTTATATCCAAACCATGGAAGTTTACCTTTGTATGTAAAGTAATGCCAAACAGCAATCACCTTATTACTATTTTCTAATTGAATTCCAAAAGATTTTGTTTTTCCATTCGGTTTCATTCCCCAATGAAATCCCATTAATATTTTTAATGCATGAGCCTTTTCCAATGTATATGTACCACATTTAGATTGTAGTTCAAGACTATGTTGAGGTAAATCATGCTGTCCATAGATTGTAATAAAATCTTTTGGAAGATATTTAATTGTTTTGCTTATAAGTTCAGGAGATGGTTTCCAATGATTATATAAATCACCACCACAGAGAACAGGACAATCATGTTCCATTTGCAGTTTTTTAATAAACAGCAATTTTTTCCATTGTGTTTTTTCAAAATCGTCTAATCTACATACAGGAACAGTTTCTTGTAAATGTACATCAGACATTAATATTGCACTAACTTTTTTCATTGTCTTCTTTTTCACAAGGTTCTAAACAAAATTTACCATTCTTATTAAATTTAGTACAATTTAATTCAATAAATTCTAAATAATTGAATCCAAGTTTAAAAGATTTTGTGTTTTGAATTAACTCCCACATTTCTTCTTGTGACATATTATTTCCTTTTTAATGTTTATGATATTTCTTTTCACTTCCACATAAGGGACAGGTGTCTGGAAATTCTTCTACCCATTTGTCTTCCATTTGTTTTAATTTCCCACCTATTTTAAAGCTGTTTTTATTTACTTGCTGTAAGTTGTTAATAACACTTTTAAACTGCGACAAATAGGCTGACAATGACTTGAAATTGTTTATTTGTTGTATTAAATTAACAACTTTGTCTTCAGCTTGACTAATATTATTACATGCTGTAATTTTTCTATTCTTTTCTTTAATTTTTAAAATAACAGCACTTAGATGAAGAGCTTCTTGTATTTTTTTTGTTTTTGTTTCAAGAAGTTGAATAATCTTATTAACATTTTCTTCAGCCTTAATTAATAATTCAACTTCTTGTAAATTGAAATTTATTGTTTCTATGTCATTAATAGATGATCTTAAAACCTTTTTAGATTTTATTAAAAGTGTTTGTTCTTTTTCATATTTTTCAAGTATTTTTAATTTTTTATCGGCTTCATGTAAATTGCTGTATTTTTTTAATTCCTCTTCTTTTTCTTCTAAAAGTGTTGTATTATAAGATATTGCATAATTTGTTGCCCTTATTTGTGCCTGAATGTATTGGTTGCTTGTATCTATTTTAGACAAACCTGCTATTTTGTTAAAGAAGGCAGCAATCTTTCCAGGTGATTCATTTAAAAGAAAAGGACTATCTTGTTGTTCTTGTATATTAATTTCAGACATGTTAAAATACTTTTTGACTTCTTCTGGAATAGTTTGTCCAAAAGCTCGTAACATGACATCTCCATGAAGATAATATCCTCCTTTTTTATCTATTCCTCTTTCAAAATAATCATCAGTAGCCTTATTCCAATGTTGCCATCCCAATATTTTGACGGTTGTGTCATTTTCTGACCAATCACTACAAAAAGCATTTCCGGAAGGTGTATTCCAAAATAACCATTGCAACGCTCTAATAATAGCTGTTTTCCCACTATCAGTTGGTCCAATAATACAGTTGACACCTTTATCAAATTTTAATTCTGTACGCTTATGACTTTGAAAATTCCGTATTAATAATGTTTCAATCATAAATTGACATGTAAATGTATTTCAAACTCTTCTTCCTTTTTTAACATTTTAAGTATCTCAAGAAGAGGCCATTGTTTTGTTTTGAAGGCAAAATTTAAAGCTTCTTCTGTTGGATTTAATAATTCATAGTTAAATGTACTATTAAATTGCTCGTCAGGTAATCCTTCAACAAAATCATATAATAAACGATAAGCAGCTAATCGTTTTAATTTAGGTAAATCTGCTAAATGTCTTAATTGATATTTATGGTTTACTTGATATTTCATAATCCTATCATTTTATTTTTATACTGTGAACGACATAAAGAGCAACATTGTTCCAAACTTGCTCTATTTGCAGCAATCATAGAAATAAAAATATCTCCTTTTTTAATTTTTGTACCACATAGATACTTTCCACTTTCCTTGATATGATACATTTTTATTCTTCTAATAACCATTTAAAAGCAAGTAGTTTTCCTTCACATTCATGTTTTCTTTGTCTTAATATAGAACCTTCTTTACTAAGCATATCTATTTGATTCAATTGGTTATGTATTACTTGAATTTTTTCAATTTCAAGTTTAATTTTTTCTACTTCTTTTTGTACTTTTTTTAATGTTTTCATTTAATCGTTTTCTTTTTTGTTTTTTTCCTTCTTTTGCTACTTCATATTCTAAATATCGAAAAATACCTATTGCAAGAGTAATGGCTATTTGTTTTGTAACAATGCTGTAAACCTTATCACCATTTGATTTGACATACCCAAACATAAATCTATCATCTTCTGTTTTTTTTGCAAATACAGATTCTTTGTATTGTTTTGGAGTTATCACTTTCATATAGGAAATCAAATGTTGTTTTAAATATTCTTTGTCCATTGCCATATTATATCTTCCTTTTTTATATAACAAAAGTAATTCTTTTCATTTGTATTCTGATTTAGCAAGCATTAATAACCATAAAGCATCTGCCTCATTATCATTGTTTCTAATATAACCAAGTTTTGCTCTGGCAGCAGCAATCATTGCAGGTTTTCCTGCATTTCCTTTTCCTGTTGCAAACGTTTTTATTTCTTTGGAAGAATATGCTCTGTAATTAATATGTTTGTCTTCACACACGGTTTTAATCTGTCCCTGTATTTCAGATTGAACAATAACTGCACCAGTATTTCTTCCCCCTGGTCTTTCAAAGACAACAAGATTAATTGCTTCCGATTCAATGACTTCTTGTAATTTGGAACGTAACCTGATTAGTCTCATTCCTGCACTTTCATCTCTTTTAGGAGTTAAATCCCATACACCAAATACAGCAACAGATGTTGCCCATCCACAATGAGTTGCCGGATCTAATGCCAATATTCTAATATTACTTTTTTGAAAATATTTATCAACTTTTGGCATTTCAGGATAAGGAACTTCTATTTTACGATGTCTTTTTATGCTCTGTTTTTTTGCCATCCTTTTAGTTTTTTACGTTTCGGAATGTAAATAGGAGCAAGACCCCAACTCGAAAGACCAATTACATTAAATATTGAACTGCCAACCTGCTTTCTTTTGTTGGTAAATTCATACCCTCGCATATTTTTCTTTCTCATTCTAACATCACGTCTGTACATTTTTGGTACAGGAGATTTGGAACCTTGTTTAATCTTTTTTTCCATCTTTTTTATTTATTATTTTTAGTTCTTGTAAAAGTTGTTTTTGTAACATTTCAAGTAATCCTATTTTTTCCAAAGTTGTGTAATTTTGGGTCATTGTTGAAACTGAGATACCAATTTCATCATTAAAATTAGAATCAATATTTTCAGCAAATGTTACAGCATATATTTTTTCTTCCATTTTTTATCTGATTTTCTTTTTACGGTTAGATTGAAATTTACTTTCAATGAGTTCCCATAAGTTAATGACCTCTTCACGAAGTTCATTTTCTAAACCTTCACTTTCAACCATTTTAATTGCGTCCTCCATACTGACAGCCAGTTTTCTATCATTGACACAATATGTTGTATTCTTAGTATAATCTTTAATATATTGTAAATTATCACGAATATTGTCAATACCATAATCGAAAATAATGGTAACAGGAGCTGTCCGATAAGGCTTCCAAATAGAAGATTTGAAAACTTCAAATACAGTTTCAACTCCAATAACTTTTTTAATCTTTTTTCCACGGAATGTTATTTCTTTATAAATTTTTTCTGGGTTAGTTGCACGTAAACGAAGAGATGCATAAAAACCAATAGCAAACCCTCCTGTTGATTTATATTTGGGAGAATACTTTCCAGCATCCTGATTTTCACGAACTTGGTTGCTGCAAACCATGAGATAATTTTTCTGTTTGAGTATTCTTGCATTTTTACGAAAACCTTCACTAAATTCCTTTGCTCTTCTTTGCCCCATTTTATCTCCTTCATCCTTTTCCATTTCCATATCTGTAGATAAGGCAGCAAGAGAATCTGTAAAAGTTCCATGTATTTTAGCTTGTTTTTTTGGTTTCCATTTTCGTATGTTTTCAAATACTTCTGTTACCGTATCAGGAGTTGCATATTCAATGTTTTTTATATCAAAATCAAACATTTGTGCAAATTGTTTATTGAGTCTTGCCTCAGGATCATCAAATCGAATGTCTCCACCCATTCTTTGAACATAACCAGCAATTTCACAAAGTAAGACTGTTTTACCAGAACCACTTGGACCAAATACTTCTACATAAATACCTCCAGGCAATCCCCCTCCTCTTATTCTTCCACCTGTAATGGCTAAATCAAGTTGTGTACTTCCTGTAGAAACCATTGTTTCTGTATTACCTTTAAAGGTATGTTTCTTTTTTGGAACTTCTGTACTGTGTCTTTTTACTTGTACAGATAATGATTCAGGATTCCTTCTTGTTCTTTTCATTTAGTAATATATTAATTATTTCATCTGCAAACTGATCTAATTTTTTGTATTGTAATTCATTCTTTAATTGATTTTTAAATGTTTGAAAATGCGTTCTTTTCCCATTAGGATTTTCCCATAAAACAAATGCTTTTATGGCTATATCTTTTAAGAGTTTATCTGTTGGTTTTTCTTTGCGTGTATTTATTACCCATTTAGTAATCAAATTTTCAACAATAGAAGATTTACTTACACCAATAGCAAGGCAATATAAAGAAAGGTAAGATGCCATTTCTTTTGGAATATATATTCCAATATAATGGTCATCTTTTACCTTTTCCTTTGTTGTTTTTTTAAGAATCGACATTTCTTTTCTTATTTTTTATTAAAAGGAAGATCATCTTCTTCTTCATTTTCAAGAGCATCTTCTAAAATTTCCAACATGGCATCTCGGAGTTTATTTATTTTTGTTTCCTTTTTAAGTGCTCTTAAATGTTTCTTGAAAGTACCAGGATATGACTCTGCTATTGTTAACAGTTCTTTAATAGAACTGGCATCAAGCACTAACTCTTCTGTTGTTTGTTCTTCTTCCTCTTCTTCCTCTTCTTCCTCTTCTTCCTCTTCTTCCTCTTCTTCCTCTTCTAACAAGGCAAGCATTTCTTTTCTTAATTCTTTTACTTTGTTTATTTTGTTAAATGCTTTTAAATGCTTTTTAAAAGTATCAGGATTAGCTTTTGCAATTTCTAAAAGTTCATCAGTATCATCTGCTTCATTAATTAAATCTTCAAGGTCTTCCTCTTCTTCCTCTTCCTCTTTACTTGGTTTTTTGTTTGTTGGTTTTTTTCTTGAGTTCTTGTCTTCCTCTTCCTCTTCCTCTTCTATTTCATAAAATTTAGCACGTAATTCTTCATAAGATAAAATTGTCAAACATTCATCAAG